CCTGAATCTGGGTGGGGGGGTAAGACAAGAAATCCTGTTTGGAGAAACGCCGGTTGCGTCGTGGGAGAAGGTTATTCGGTTGCCTGGCGAATGCTGGACGCCCAATACTGGGGAGTCCCCCAGCGTCGTAAGAGAATCTACCTTGTCGCAGATTTTAGAGGACAACGCGCCGGAGAAATACTCTTTAAGCGCGAAGGCCTGTTTAGGGATTTTAAAGCGGGCGGAGAAGCGCGGCAAGAAGATTCCGGCGCTGCTGTGGGAAGCGCTGATCGAGACTATCGAGTATTCGACATAACCGGCACGACAAGCAACAGCCTGAAAAGCCCGACGGAAGATAGCTGCTTTCGAGAGCGAAAAGTGACGCGGACGCTCGATACGTGGGTCGATACGCCGGAGTGCAACCAAGGCGGGAACGTGGTGGTTTACGCGGCGGACTGCCGAAACCTGAGGCTGACCGAGGAAGTCAGCGGAACGTTACAGGCCAAAGAAAACGGCGGGTACAGTTTGAACTACCAGAATCCGGTGGTCTATCGCGAACCGAAACGCGGAGAGATTACGGCAGATGATATCGGTTCGACGCTGATTGCGCATTTGGAGCGCAGTCCCGACGATATTGTCGTATATGACGCGAGGGGAAACGGCGACGGCAGGATTGTTCCGACGCTGACCGGCGGCCATGAAAGCCTGGTGACGGATTATACGGCGCTGTGCGTCGGCAACGGCCAGCTCAGCCAGATTTACATGACCGATACGGCGGGGACGCTGAACTGCATGCACGACCAGCAGGCGGTACTCATCGCGAACGAGCCTGTCTGCGTTTTTATGGGCGGGCAGGGCGAGAAGGCGGGCGGAATCGGCTACTCGGAAACCGTTTCGCCAACGCTGAAATCTGTCGCAAGCGGAAGCAACACCGTGCCGGACGTGGCCTATCTGGCAAAGAAGCTGCGGCGCTACATCGTCCGCAGGCTAACGCCGCTTGAGTGCTGCCGACTGCAAGGTTTTCCCGATTGGTGGGAGGACGGCATAGACGGAAGTGATTCGGCGCGCTACAAGATGTGGGGAAACGGCATGGCGCTCCCGTGTGTGCTCTACGTGATGGAGGGGATAACGGATGGCGTTAATTGAGTACGACCTTTTCGGGCAAAAGCGGGACAAGGTGCAGACGGCGATAGACCGGCTGCGGGCATTTGAGCCGGAAGAGGGGTATTTCCTTGCATTTTCTGGCGGGAAAGACAGCCAGTGTATCTATCATCTGGCAAAGATGGCGGGCGTGAAGTTTGACGCGCACTATCAGGTGACAAGCGTTGACCCGCCGGAGCTGGTGCAGTTTATCAAGGCGCAATTCCCCGATGTCCACAGAGACATCCCGCACGACAAAGACGGGAAGCCGGTGACGATGTGGAGTTTGATTGCCCAGCATACGATTCCGCCGACGCGGAAAGCACGGTACTGCTGTGCGCAATTAAAAGAGATTTCTGGAGTCGGGCGCGTCATCGTGACCGGGGTGAGATGGGCAGAAAGCGCAAGACGTAGAAAGTTGCACGGCGTTGTCAACGTGAAAACGAAGGATAAAAAACTGATTAAAAAGGCACTCGACACAGTAGACGGGTCGGCGCTCAACGAACGCGGCGGACTGATTATGAACGACGACAACGATGAAACTAGGCGCATGGTTGAGCACTGTTTCCGAACGAAAAGGACGATGGTTAATCCCATTGTCGATTGGACAGACGATGATGTGTGGGAGTTTCTAAATGACGTCGCTAAAGTGCCGCATTGTAAGCTGTATGACCCGCCGTACAACGATAAACGGCTAGGGTGCATCGGCTGTCCGATGGCAGGGGAAAAGAAAAGGTTAGCCGATTTTGAGAGATACCCCAAATACAAAGCAGCATACATTATGGCTTTCGAAAAGATGATTGCCAATCATCCGGGAGAGATTCGGGTTTTGAATAAAAGAATCCCGATGGACGAAATGGGCGGGGGGGGATATTCGACTGGTGGCTTTGGGTCAACAGAAACAAAATCTCAGAGAAAAATCTCCCACAGTCTATCAGAAGCAAACTTCATCTTTCGGCTGTGGAGCGAAAACAGCTACAGGCGGAAAAGCCTTCGGGGAACTGATGATGCTTTGGTGGCTAGAACCGATCAAAGAAAAGCGCGAAGAATACCGTAAAGCAAGCGAGATACTGATTGCCGAATATCAGAGAAAGAAGGGCTAAAAATGAAATGTAGATGGTACGCTGAGCGTTACAATGGCGAATGTTTTAACGGCTCGTGTCCGTATCGCGGCGGCACATGTCCGACGAGCGAACACCCGGAGGTGTGCAAATACGCGGAAGAGAAGCCTGAAATTCCGCAGTTGAGCGTGGAAGAGCTGGTCAAGTCGCTGAGGCTCTGCGATAGCGCGAGTTGCACAGATTGCGCACTTTATGGGTTTTACGACTGCGGAAGCATCATAAATCCGCAAGCTGCCGACATGCTCGAAAAGCTGGCGGCGGAGATCGAGAAGGAGCGGAAACGGAGGAAGAATGATGAAAACGCCTGATGAGATCAAATTGAAGCCCTGCCCGTTTTGCGGGGGGTAAAGTTAGCCTTGTTCTGTGCGATGACGAAGGGAATCTGCATGATGAGGCATATAGAGAACATCCCTATAGTGGGCTTGGCTTTATGCTTCACCACGCTCACGAGGAAAACCCGGAATGCCCGATTGCAAGCTATGAGTGCGATGGTGGGATTTTGGGCGGTGTGTATATTTACGACACGGAAGAACAAGCTGCTGAAGCATGGAACCGGAGGGCTGAACATGAGTGATTACATCAGCCGGGAAGCGATGAGCGAAACGCCTAAATGCCCATATTGCGGAGACAGGATGAAAATCCGCGTCTCTCTGACTACACCCGATTGGAGGCTTTTATCTGCGCAGTATAAGTGCATGACGTGTGAGAGCACATCGCCGCGACTTGAGTTTATCGGGAACACGTCGCAAGCCAAAATTGAAGAACGGCTACAAGATGTGTCGTCGCGCCGCGCAAAGCCGAAGAACCGCGTACTAACACTGGAAGAGTTGAAAGTCTATACTGGATTTTTATGGAAAGTCTATAATGGATTTGACTGCGAAGGAGCACCAGCGTTTGCGGAAAAGGGCTTTATGTATGCTGGCAATGGAAATGTTGATTTGAGACAGGATATCTCAGATACGTATGGTAAAAACTGGCGCTGCTGGCTGCGCAAGCCGACGGAAGCGGAAAGGCGGGAAACGCCGTGGGGGTGAGAAAATGCGAGATCGTTTGCTTGACGTACTATGTATTATTTGCGCAATAATGTTGGTCGCATATCTGGTCTTTATTGCGTTTGCGTTTAACTTTTTGATTCAAAACAATAAAAATGAGATACAAAGTGGGCGCGTCATCGACAAGTATTACACACCTGGGTGTGTTACAAAATATGGCTATCAGGATGAAAGATATACCATCTGCATCGAGGGCTATAAAAATGGGGAAATTGTAAACTTTTGGTTCGAGGCATCGGCGGATGAGTATGGCAAGTATGAGGTTGGCGATGTTATGACGAGGTAGATGGTGGAAGAAGAGACGGAGGCAACACCGTGGGAAAGCTGATGACTAAAATTCGGCAGAATCTATGCCGGCATCGCTTCGCGATGGCGCAGACCAAAACGCGGCATGACGAAGAATACTATTATTTTACTTACGTTTGCGCGAAGTGCGGTCGAAACTTCGTTGCAAAATTTTCGCGCGATTTCATTGATGCGTGGGAAACGGAGGCGAAAAAGTCGTGGTCACGCTTAAGTTCTCTATAATTCCGGCGATTTGTACCTGCGTGTTCTTTGTGATATCTGATTTTGCAATCGCAGATGACAAAGTCGAAGAGCTCTTCAAATATGCGCTTTGCTTCTGCATATATTACCTGGTGTACGGTTTTTGTGCCGCGTCGGGCCTGGCAATGTGAGGTGATCGCCGTGATTACACCCGAACGTCAGCACGCGAAAAGCACAGAAATGTATATGTGGTATAAGGCACATGGAATCTGTGTGTCTTGCAGACACGAAGACGCAATGATCGGGCATGTTAGATGCTTTGATTGCCTTGAAAAAGAAAGGAAACGTCAAGGGCATTACTTGGAAAGTGGAGATTACAAAGCCTCGAAAAAACAAGCTAACGCGCGCAGGGCGGCGGCCAGAAAGGAAAAAGGCCAGTGCATAGCGTGTGCTAGGCCGGCCGTGCCGGGAAAAGTGCGTTGTCAATTTCACCTGTCCAAAGACGCTAGAAATCATAAACATGCGGAGTGGAAGCCGCCGGGAGAATGCCTGTACTGCACAGAGCCACACGCGGAAGGAAAAAAGCTGTGCGAAAAGCACCTGCTGATTGCTCAAAAAAGCATGGCGAACGCCAGAAAACATATCAATAGGGAGGAACACCCGTGGCGGCAAGAATTGTTCGGTCGAATCGGATAACAAGCGAAGAACCATTATGCCCAAAAAATGAATTTGGCGTGTTACAGAACTCTTGGGAAAAAGACAGGTGCAGCAAATGTGCGTATGAAGTTGAACTGAACGGATGGAAATTCTGCGGATGGACAGCCCCTAGATTAACGCTGGAAGAATGTATCTGGATAAGTCAGCTATGGGTTTGTAATCCATACAAAACATGCAGTATGTGCAAATACCATACGCATAATTCGCTGACAAAGCATACGCGGTGCGAAGAATGTATGCAAAGCGCGCATTTAGACCAATTCAAACCGAGATATGAAGATGAATACGAAAAATGGAATGAGCGGTATAACAAAATGAGCCTTCCGTATTGGGAGGAACAACAGAAGCGGAGAATTTAACGGAGGAATATTTATGAAAAAGATTATCACTTTGGTTTTTCTGATTGTAGCCCTTGCTGTCGGCGCCTGCGTTACTGCGCGCCAAGCCTCGGCAACCACGATCAAAGAGGGCTTTGTCGGCATCGTACTGACCTTTGGCAAAGCTGAGCCGGATATCCTGAAACCCGGATTTTACCTCACGCCGCCGTGGAAATCCGTTGTTAAAATGGATTGCCGCTGGCAGAAGTATGAGGTCGCCTGCTCGGCATTTAGCAAGGATATCCAACAGGTCGATATCAAGATGACCTGCAATTATAAGCTGTCCGAAGACGGCGCGAGGCGTATCTATTCACAGGTCGGCACTGATTACGGGAGCAAGATCATGGAGCCGTGTATTCTGGATGCGGTTAAAGCCGTATTCTCAAAATATACGGCAGAAGAGCTGATTTCCGAACGTGACGGCATTTCCACGGAAGTCTACGAAGCAGTCTACTCTAAAATGGAAATCTACGATGTAAAAATCCAAGACGTGGCGATCACGGATATCGACTTTAGCGATGCTTTCACCGACGCGGTGGAGGCCAAGCAAGTGGCCACTCAGAAGAAGCTGCAAACACAAACCGAGCAGGAACAGCAGACGATCATCGCGGAGGCCGAGGCCAAGCGCGAAAAGATCAAGGCTCAGGCTGATGCTGAGATGAAGAAGATCGCTGCGGAAGCGGACGCGGAAGCCGTCAGGATTCGGGCCGATGCTGAAAGTTACCGTCTTGAAATGGAAGCAAAGAGCATTACCGATAAAGTGATCCAGAAGGAGTACATTAAAAAGTGGAACGGCCAGCTTCCGATTATCAGCGGATCCGGTGCGACGCCGATTGTGGACATGAGCGATCTGATTAACCCCGAGGGCTGACATGGGAAAGATGCTTGAAAGATGGGCGGCGACGTTTGACGGGGATCTCAGTCGGACAGACGGAAAGCCTGGGCTGGCGCGAGTGGAGGTTTACAAGGATTTAAGGCTGTTCTACAGCGCCGCCAGAACGGATAACCCGTTAGGTCGCCTGCCGCTCTGGCACGTCTGGAAGGGCGATAAATGGCTTCTCACGACGTCAAGCCAAGCCTACGCCTTTAAGGAGTTTAGGAGACTGAAAGTGGAGAGTGATTGCGCATGAATCTGATGCTTTGGGTGGTTACGGACATCGGCCTTTTGCTGGCCGGGTTCATGGCGGGTAGAGCCGTCGGTCAACGCCGGGCGGTTAAGGCGCTCGTGTTTATGCCGGACAGCCTCTTCGAGGAGACGATTTCCCTGACCAGACAGGCGCGGGAATGCCAGAAAATTAGAGATGAAAACGTAAGTAATTCCGGGGATAAATAACTGCCCCAATAAAACGAGTTTTGACCCTGTTTGAGGGGCGGTTTTTCGGGAAAATTTGCCTACACCACCCTACACCAAATGACATGCGTTACGGATAAAACGGGTGTAGGGTGTGTAGGCATTTGCACAAACTTTTTCGTGCGAATATGCGCAGGTGTAGGGTGTGTAGGCATTTGCACAAACTTTTGATTGAGTTCACTTGTTATAAGATGTAGGGTGGTGTAGGGTGGTGTAGGCAAGGTGTAGGCAAGGTGTAGGGTAGCGGTGTAGGCGGTGTAGGGTAGCCACGGGAGCAGTTGTTAATTTGAAAAACCAGATGCACAATCCGGGTAAACAACCCTTTGTGTAAAATGCACTAAAAATGTAGGCGGTGTAGGGTCTGCACAGAACTTTTTACGGAGCGGCGTGAAGTTGGTGTAGGCGGTGTAGGGTCTGCACACCCTAAAAGCTAATTACATCTGCCCCTAGCCCCGCGTTAGGCCCCCTTGGGTAAACCCTACACCACCCTACACCAGACCCCGTTTCAGCCTTGGCCAAAATATGGATAGAAACATAACTAAAATTTCAGGCTCGAAAGCGCCCGAAAACGGCCATTTCGGGACACGATGCGGATTGGATTGCCGCGCCCGGAAAATAAAGAGGAAGGTGGTTTGCAAAATGACCCCGGAAAATTTATTTGAAAAATATTTGCGAGAAAGAAGGTATTCGCTGCTTGAGGAACGAAAGAGCCTCCCAAGACAAGACGGAAGACGTAAGCCCGTGCATTGCTGGGAAAACAATTCGACATATGATAGTGTGTCCGAGGCTTCTAAGGATCGCTCCCGGCGATATCAACAAGTCGCTCCAAAGCTACGGACGTAAAGCGATCAAGGGGCTGCATTTTTTCTATGTGTGAAAGGAGGTGACGCGACGTGGCGACGAAGCGTGACAACTCTAACCGTGTAAGCAACCGGGGTCGCAATTTTTTGAAAGACCCTGACGCGGTGACGGAGTTTGAATTTAAGCCCCGCGAATCCTTAGCCCCTCAAGGCTATGCGGATCTGGATAAGCCGGAGACAAAGAATCTTCTCGGCGATACAATAGGCCATCTGCGGAAGGCATTTTTGATGAAGCCTGTACAGAGCAACGCCGAGCTGCTAGAGCGTCTCGATGACTATTTCAATCAAATTCAAAATCGCGCCATCCCTCCAACGGTTGAGGAACTCGGTTTGTATTGCGGGTATACGTCCGAAACGCTCAAGGCTTGGCGGACTGGAATGAATAAGGGATTCCGTGATGAGCCTTTACCGGGTATAAGTACAAAACTCATCGCTAAAAAAGCTTTAGAGATGATACACGCCACAGACGCGGTTTTGACCGAATCCGGCAAGATGAATCCGGTGACATATATCTTCCGTTCTAAAAACTATTACGGCATGAGTGACCGTCAGGAAATCGTTGTTTCGGCAAGCGCGGATGACAGCAATGAACCGCTTACGCCGGAGGAAATCGCAAAGAATTTGCCAGAGCCGGACGAGTTTATGCAGATGGACGTTGACACAGACTACACAATCGAATAAATCAAAAGCCCACAGGATGATTTCGCCTGATGGGCTTTTCAAAATCCCACGGCGCATGCGTATGATTTTCAAAATCCCACGGCGCATGCGTACGATTTTCAAAATCCCACGGCGCATGCGCGTGAGAGCGGCTAAACGCCCGTCTGAGCGTTTCGACACGCAGGATGATAAAAGAATATCACGCAACGCAGGAAAACGCCTAGAACGGGCAGGAAACGTGTCTGAGTGGCGAACCAACAAACTGTGAGAACGTGGGTGTCGCGTCATCGCTTGTTTTCACGCTATCGTTTGGTCTTATCGCTTGCTTTCCGGGAAAGCGCCGCGCGATGCTACCGAAGGTGTTTACAGACAAGCGTAAAGGCCGCGCAGCTATGCGCCCGAGCGGCTGTGCGGCTATGCGCCCGAACGGCCGCGTGGCTATACGCCCGAACGGCTGTGTGGTTGCGCGCGTACACCTCCAGCGCGGCTGTACGTGAGATCGCTTGTGCGGCTGCGCGCGTATGCGTTCGCACAGCTATGTGTGCCCGCGTAGCTGCGCAGATGCGCGCGTGGGGCGGTGCTCGATTGCGCCCGCGCGGCTGTGGTTGCGCGCCGTTGTCGGGTAGCCCCTGCCGCCCTGGAAGCCGCTGCCGACGTTCCGGGCGCTGCTGGAGCTGGTGAAGCCCCTGCCGACGTTCCGGGCGCTGCCGGAGATGGTGGAGCCCCTGCCGACGTTCCGGGCGCTGCTGGAGCTGCTGGAGCTGGTGGAGCTGGTGAAGCCCCTGCCGACGTTCCGGGCGCTGCCGGAGCTGGTGGAGCCCCTGCCGACGTTCCGGGCGCGCCGTGAAACGGTCTAAAATGCCCGTGTAGCGGCCTTGTGTGTCGGTGTGGTACAAGATACCGTGGAGACGCGCAAGACCGCTATACGGGCAAATAGGCGGCGAATAGCGGGGGCATAAAAAAAGGGGGGGCGTTGCCGCCCTCCTGTGAAGGTTATAAGATTATTGACCGGGCGCGCATCGCGTCCCGCAGATCCTCGCGCATCGTGCGCCGCCAATCCTCCGCCCAGCAGATCACGGCATTTTGCGCCCAATACGGGACGCTCAGCCGGTCGAGCTGGTCAAAGATAGCGCGGATCGTGGTATCTGTTCGGCGGTCCTCGTATTCGTCGAGCTTGCCCCGCTCCCGGTTCCAAGCTCGATCCGCGATCCAGTAGGCGAGGTTCTCCAGCTCCGCGCGCTGCGCGGGGGGTTGTGGTGTATGATTTGGGCATGGTTTTCCCTCCTCTCCTCAATAAAGGAACCGTCGTTTAACACCTTCGCGGGTGGACGCCCGGGAAATGCTGCCGCGGGTCAAAGCGTTATAATCCGACACGGCAGCCGCAAAAGCGGCTTCAGCCGCTCGGGCTTTGTCGTGCGCCTCTCGGATGGCTTGCACGTGGGCGGGCACGTCGTCTACATACGCGCCACAGTTGTAGACGCGGAAAATATCCGGCCTCAACGGCTGAATTTTGTTGTTGATCAACGCGGGGACTGCTTCCCCGTTAAGGCGCTTCGTGCAAAATTCTAGGCTGCGGAATGGCGCGCCGGTGTCGAAATGGCAAGTAATACATGCGTCGTTGTAGTTATCACTGATCCAGACACGGACGCCTAGAGCCGCAAACAATTCTTTTCTGATCTTTTCGGCGGTTTTTTCGCCAAGGGGCTTCCCATTGTATTTGTTCCAGATGGCGCAAATAGCGCTGATGTTTTCCACGAAAAACGCCTGCGCGGCGTTATCTTTTAGCACCTCTACGGTTATTTGCAAATCCTCGTTGTGCTTGCATTCGGCTGCATACTTTTCAGCGGCGGCTTTGTAGGCGGCTTCGGCCGCGTCAAATTCTGCATCAGTGCCGGACTTTCGCGCGGTAAGCATCGTATTCCGCGCTAAATCCTTTTCGGTTTTTGCCGTGTCGATCATACCGGCACGGGCGGCGGCGATATCCTTCAAAATGTCTGAGTATGTTTTCATGGTGTATTCCTCTCTCTCTCTCTCTCTCTATTTCGTTGTCGTTGTCAGTACAGGACGGCGGCGAGTTGCCATTCGTCGGGGTCTAGTACGCGGGTCGTGCCTAGGGCGTCGATCTCAATACGGATGAGGTGATAACCTAGGTAATACCGGGCGGCGTCAATGTCGGGGATGTACGCTTCGCGTGTCGTGTAATAATACCGGCGGGTGGAGTATTCGCCCCAACGGTGGACGCGCCTTATAATAGCTTCAAGGTGGGCGGGTTTGCGGCAAGTGGTCATATAATGATCCCCTTTCGTCTTGTCGGTCTTGTGTCTTGTGTCTTGTGCCTATATTATACCGCTATTATAGGCACATGTCAATTCCTTTATCAAGATTATAGGCACATTTTTCTTTTTTTTTGCCCGCCGCGCCAACTCTTCACGGCGGCGGCCACTTGCGCGGGGCATACGATCCGCCCTGCCTGATGGGATCGGCGCGCCTGGATATATCCCGGGGCGGGGGTATTGAGGGGGGCGGTCGAAAGGCGCGGGGGTAATCCCCCGAATACCCGCAAAAAATAAAAACGTGTCTTTACATATTGACAATATCGGCACACGGGTGTATACTAAGGTCGTAAAGACACAAGCCATCACTGGGGGAGGGCGACAGCCGTGAAAAACGTAGTGAGCTATATCCGGGTATCCACCGAAGGACAGGTTGGAGAGGACAAGTTCGGCATCGACGCGCAGCGCGCGCAGATTGCGGAATACTGCCGCAGGAACGACATGCAGCTCGTTCACGAGTACAAGGACGAGGCGAAGAGCGGCGCGAAGATGGACAGGCCGGAGTTTGACCGGATTGTGTACGGCGACGTGCAGAACCCGCCGATTGAAGCGGTGATCGTAGCCAAGTCAGACCGCATCGCCCGCGACATTAACGTGTACTACTATTACAAAATGCAGCTCAAGATGAAGGGCATTGAGCTGATCTCAATCGCGGAGGATTTCGGGCAGTTTGGCGTGTTTGCGAACATGCTTGAGGCGTTTACGCTCTGCGTGGCAGAGATGGAGCGCGAGAACATTATGAAGCGCACCAGCGCCGGCCGGATTCAGAAAGCCGGGCAGGGCGGGTATGCCGGAGGGCGAGCACCCGTCGGATATCGCGTATCGGATGGGCGGCTTATAATAAACCCTGACGAAGCAAAAGCAGTTCGTCGGATTTTTAGTCTCCAGTCTGAGGGAATGGCCTTGCGGGATATCGCAGATAAGTTAGGGGAAGAAGGGTATCGCTCGAGAAGCGGCGCGCCCTATACATTCGGCACGGTGCGAAACATCCTCAACAACAAGAAAACCTATCAGGGGTATTACCGTTACGGCAAGAACAGCGAATGGGTTGAAGGCCAGCAGGAAGCGATTCTGCCGAGGGATTAAGCACAAAAAAGACCTCCGCGACCGGGCAGAGGGATACAGCCAACAGGGGCTACGGAAGCGTAGCCCCTGTTTTTGTATGCCGACGGAGGAGGTCAGGGCATGGAAGACGCGCGAATCATCGACAGGCTTTTGAAATCGAACCTGTCAAATCTCAAGAACATAAGCATGCTGTTTGACATGGCGCGGAATACCGACGATCTGGCGCTGTGCCTGAAAGCGCGCAGCTACGCGCAGCGGCTCGCCACGCGGGGCGACGAGGCGGCGTATGAGCTGGTGAAGCAAACGTACCTGTGGGCGGCACCGAAGGATTTTGACAGCTATCTGGTCTATCTGGAATGGAACAGAAAGCCGGAGGAGCGGTTTTATCTGCCCCGGCGGCGAGTGATTAAACCGTTTGTCGAGAGCCTTCAAGCGCTCGCGGATGACGAGCTGGACGAATTGTTTTTGAGCTGTCCGCCGCGAGTAGGCAAAACGTCGCTGCTGATGTTCTATATGACATGGACGATAGGCCGGAACAGCGAGCGGGCGAACCTGTACTGCGCGTACTCCGACGTCATCACATCCGCGTTCTACAACGGCGTTCTTGAGATTATCAACGACCCGGTAACGTACACATGGCATGAGATATTCCCCGGCGCGGAGCTTGTGGCGACGAACAGCAAGGACGAGACGCTGAACATCGACCGCAGGAAGCGGTATGCGTCCCTGACGTGCAGATCGCTGTATTCCACGCTGAACGGCGCGGTGGACGTCAACGGCATCCTGATGAGCGACGACCTGATCAGCGGCATCGAGGAAGCCATGAGCAAAGACCGGCTCACCGCCGCGTGGAGCAAGGTGGATAATAACCTTCTGACGCGCGCAAAGAGCGGGTGTAAGATTCTCTGGTGCGGAACGCGGTGGAGCCTGACAGATCCCATTGGCCAGCGCATTGACACGGTGCTGAACAGCCCGAAGTTTGCACGGCGGCGGATAAAGATCATCAACATTCCGGCCTTGAACGAGAAGGACGAGAGCAATTTTCACTACAAGTACGGCGTAGGCTTTGACACGGCGTACTACCAGCAGCGCAGAGCGTCGTTTGAGCGGAATAATGACATGGCGAGCTGGAACGCGCAGTATCAGGGCGAGCCGATTGAGCGCGACGGCGCGGTGTTCAGCCCGGGCGATTTCAGGTATTACAACGGCGTACTGCCCGAAGGAGAGCCGGATCGCATCTTTGCGGCGCTTGACCCGAGCTGGGGCGGCGGCGACTTCTGCGCGATGCCGGTCATCTTCAAGTACGGGAATGAGCTGTATGTGCACGATGTCGTGTACGACAACGGAGATAAGCGTGTGACACAAGCGCTCGTGGCGGATAAGGTGATTGAGCACGGCGTAGGCGCGTTACAGGTGGAAGCGACGAAGATGACGGAGGACTACGCGGAGGGCGTAGACGAGATTCTGCGCAAGCGCAAAAAGCGGATCAACCTGACGACGAAGGTTGCGCAGAGGACGACCGGCGGCAAAACGCAGCGCATTTTCGATAAAGCGCCGGACATCCGGGAGCGAATGGTCTTTTTGGATGACGGGAAGCGGAGCAAGCCGTATCAGCTTTTTATGCAGAACGTGTACAGCTTCAAAATCGTCGGCAAAAACAAGAATGACGACGCGCCGGACAGCCTGTGCATGGCGGTGTGTATGGACGAGGAAACGTCTTATAGGCCAAGAGTGATGCAGCGCCTGTTCTAAAAACTTTTTTGCCTAAATATTGTGGTATCTATTGACATTAACCACAATATGTTGTATATGGTAGCTAGGGAGAGACTAAAATCGGGAGGAGGGCTAGTCCATGCAGAAGTACACCGGGCGGCGAAAAGTCGTTACGGATTTTGAGCGCGTCACGGCGGCTAATGTCCGAAATGCCGTCTCGGCCGTGCTGGGGCAGCATGACATGAACTCCGTCGAAGAGAATTTCCTGTTTGGCTATATGCGCGGTATTCAGCCGATCTATGATCGCGTCAAAGAGATCAGGCCGGATATCCAGTACAACACGGTTGTGAACCACGCAAACGAGATCGTGTCGTTCAAGAGCAGCTATCTTCTCAGCTCGCCGATCACATACGTCAGCCGCAAAGACGGCGCAGGCGTGTCCACGCTGGTGGAGAAGTTTAACGACTTCATGCATCTGAGCGGCAAGAACGCGACGGATAAAGAGCTGGCCGACGATCTGCATATATGCGGGTTAGGTTATCGCATGATATACCCGAACAGCGCATATAACGGGGATAACAGCCCGTTCATCATCACGACGCTAAACCCGATGACAACGTTTGTGGCGTATAGGAACAGCTCTGCGAAGAACTCTGAGCCGGTGTTCGCCGCGACGTATGTGAATAAGACGGGTGTTGGCCGGGTGTACGACGTGTATACCCCGGAATCGCATTTTCGGATGACGGACGCGACCGTCGAGGAAGAGCCTAACCCGATGGGCGTGATCCCGATTGTCGAGTATGTGCATAACGAGTTCAGGCTTGGCGCATTCGAGCCGGTCATCGACTTGCTGGATGACATGAACATCCTCGAAAGCAACCGCATTGAGGCGACAGCGCAGAACGTCCAAAGCCTGATGTGGTTTAACGATATCGCGCTGGACGATGACCAGGTCAAGGCGTTGCAGAACAAGCCAAGCGCTTTCATCTTCACTAAAACCGTGAAGGGCGGCGCTACGCCGAACATCAAAAGCGTCATGGTGGACTTGCAGCAGGCCGACCAGCAGGTGCTTACAAACGACCTGTACAAGAAGATTCTAACGATTGTCGGCATGCCCTCTACGGGCGACGGAAACACGTCTGACAGCTCGAATAACGGCTCTACCATCGTCCGCAACGGCTGGCAGCATGCCGAGGCGAGGGCGAAAGAAACGGAAACCCTGTGGGCGAGAAGCGATAAGCGGTTTGTGGAAGCCGCGCTGAGCATCGCCCGTGCGCTGGTGAAGGACGGCTTCGATCTGCGCGAGGACGACATCACAGAGCGCTTCACGCGGCGCAACTATGAGGACATCTCCACGCGGGCAACCGTGCTGACCATGCTGCTGGGGTGCGATAAGGTGAATCCGAAACAAGCCTATCAGGTTTGCGGCCTGTTCCCCGACCCGGAGGAAGCCGCGATTCAGGGCTTGGATTGGTATTGGGAAATGGAGAAGAAGACCGTAAAGGAGATGACGAGCGGTGAGGGTGGACGTGTCGAGGATGCCGGAGACACTGGAAGCGGTGAACGCCGAACTGACGGCGGGGAATAACGTAGAGCTCAAGGTCGAAAAGGGCAGCGTCGTTGTGGTCAGGATCACGCGGAAGCTGCGGGATAAGAGCGAAATTGAATAACTGACTGCCGCAACCGGGTGGCAGGAAACAGCCAACAGGGGCTATAGCGAGTAACGTTCTCGTTATAGCCCTTTTGTTTTGTCAGAGAAGACGTTAAAACACATTAAGTCAGAGAAGACGTTAAAACGCAGGAGGAGACATATGAAGCTGAACACTAAAAATATCGAAGGTTATGAAAAGATGACCCCGGAGGAAAAGGTTGCCGCGCTCGAAGGGTACGAGCTGGACATGACGGGCTGGATTGCCAAGGCGACGTTTGACAAAACCGCGTCTGAGCTTGCGGCGGCAAAGCGTGACGCGCGAGAGAAAATGAGCGCCGAAGAGAAGACAGCGGCGGCTTTGAAGGAGTTGCAGGACAAGAACGCAGAGCTGAGCCAGCAAATCCTTATTTCCCAGCATACCGCGCAGTATATTGCCATGGGCTACGACAATACGCAGGCGGCGGCTGCGGCGAAAGCGCTTGCGGAGGGCGATCTGAAAACGGTGTTCGAGCTTCAAACGGCGTTCAACGCCAGTCGAGAGAAGTCTATCCGCGCCGAGGCCATGAAGCGCATGAACGCGCCGACTGGCGGCGGTACGGAAGAGTCGGAATCCGCGAACGTAACGCTTGCCAAGGAGATGGGCCGCGAGGCGGCGGCTTCTGCCAAGGCAACGGCTACGGTTGTGGATGCGTACAGGATCAAGTAAAGGAGAGCAAACCGTATGAAGTATGAAAAGACGCAGTATGGCGGCACGATTGAGATTCTGGCCGCTGATGATTTCGTCGCCCTCCCGGTCAGCGTGAAGGGCAGCACTGTTGTGAAAGCAGGTACGCCTGTCAAGGCTGACGGAACCGTGCTTTCTGCGGCGACCGATGCGCAGGGCATTCTGCTCTATGACGTCGATCCGACCAGTAACCCGAACGGCGCAATGCTGGTGCAGGGCGTTATCAACCTGACCAAGGCGACCACGCACAGCGGCGTGAGCTATACCGCCAGCGACCTTCTGACCGTGCTTCCGGGTATCGTCTGCCGCGAAAACATTTGATGGAGGTAAGCCATGAACATTATTGATTTTTTCACCCCTGACGTTATCGCCGCCCGCTGGACGGAGACTGCGAGCAACAAGATCCCGTACCTCGGTGCCGGCCTGTTCCCGGCCAAGAAGCGCGCCGGACTTGACCTGAAATGGCTCAAGGGCAGCAAGGGTCTGCCGGTCATGCTCAAGCCGTCTGCGTTTGATGCGAAGGCGACTTTCCGTGACCGAATCGGCTTTGAGAAGATCGAAACGGAGATGCCGTTCTTCCGCGAGGGTTTCAAGATCAAGGAGCATGACCGTCAGGAGCTTCTGCGCGTTCAGGATTCCAGTGATCCGTATGCGCGCGCGACCATCGACCGCGTGTTCGACGACGCGGGTGAGCTGATCGATGGCGCGAACGTCGTTCCGGAGCGCATGATTATGAGCCTGCTGTTCCCGGAGGGCGGCGAGGCGAAGATCGACATCTCGGCTAATGGTGTGAAGTACGCCTACGACTACGACCCCGAAGGTGCTTGGAAGAGCAAGAACTACTTCGGCCTGACCACCACGAAGCTGTGGTCTGCTACCGCGACTGCCGATCCGTTTGAAGACATCCAGAAGGCACAGAACGCCGTCGCTGCGGCTACCGGCGCAAAGCTGACCACGGCGATTATGAATAACACGACCTTCAACATGCTGGCGAAGATTGACGCTGTGAAGAACCGTTTCCTGACGGCCACCGGCAAATCCTACAGCTACCTGACCCGTGCGGACATCGCCAACGTGTTCCGTGATATGGTCGGCATTGACTTCATCGTGTACGACAAGATGTTCAAGGACGAGAACGGCGTAAGTAAGTCTTTCGTCCCGGACGGCTATGTGTGCCTCATCCCGGATGGAAACCTTGGCTATACGTGGTACGGCACGACCCCGGAAGAGGCCGACCTGATGGGCAGCGGTAAGGCCGAGGTGTCCATTGTGAACACCGGCGTTGCGGTCACGCGCATCATCGAGGAGCACCCGGTCAACATCAACACGATTGCTTCCGAAATCGTCCTGCCGAGCTTTGAGCGCATGGATGAGATTGCGGTTTTGAAGGTGATTGCATGAGGCTCATTCCAAACTGCTGGGTTTGGTATGGGGGCGAGTACCATTCTGCGGGTCAATCGGTGACGATTGATCCCGCTGATGCGGAAAGCCTTAACGAATTTGGTGAGATCGTGAGCGACGGCGCGGAAGAAGCGCCTAAGAGAACACGAGCGCCCAGAAGTCGCAAGACTGACGCTTGAGAGGAGGTATGGCAACAGTGGCCAGATACGTAACTGGGGATCAGGTTGACCTGATGAAAATGCTTGTCGGCATTAACGAGCAGGATGAAGAAGAAGCGAAATTGGTCGAGCTGTTGCCGTACTACCTTGACCAGGCGGCCTCGCGGATTCTGAACAGGCAATATCCGTTCGGCATACCGAAGAATGCAGTCATTGAAGACTGTTATCTCGATTTACAAATGGAAATCGCGGTGTTTCTCTGGGGCAAGCGAGGAATGGAAGGCGAATCCCTGCATTCCGAAAACGGCATCAGTCGTTCATTCGGCGGCTACATGGATCTTCCGGCCGAGTTTCTGCAACAGATCACGCCAAAGGGGCGTGTCGTGTAATGCGAAACGGTGCAGAGCGCAACAAGCGCACGGTGTGGTATGCGTTGTATAGGGGAACGACCGAGATTGTGGATTCCGACGGAAACAAAACCGGCGAACGCCTGCCTGTCTATGGGAAGGTGCGGGCTATGCGGGTCAATATATCGGGAACATCCGGCCTGACCAACAACAACCTGTCTGGCAAGGTTGAATACCAGCCCTACGGACAGCAGAACATGTATGTTATGACGCTGAACCCGTTACCGCCTGACTGTCGGATTGACGAGATGAGTGTGTTTTGGGTCGATACGAAGCCTGTACTCAAAGAAGACGGGACTACGGACACGCCTTATGACCATGTGATCTACCGTATCGCCGGAAGCCTGAACTGGCGCGCCTGCCAGATTGCGCGCGTACAGCGGGGGCGGTGAGCATATGAGCCGAGAAATTACGGTCGATCTGTTTCATTTGGATGACCTGAGCGCGATCCTTGGGGCTTATCTTGACGAACTCAAGGAAAAAAAGCGCCAGATCGTCCAGAATACGGCAGAAGCCATTCGCGACAAAGCACAGGAAAACTTTGACAGCGCTGTTTACGAGCAGGAAAAAGACGTTCACGTTACCGTCGAGGAAGACGGGGATGCCGCGCGTGTGGTAGCCAGAGGTGAAAGCGTTCCGTGGATCGAGTTTGGCGCTGGCCAGTTTTACAACGGCGGTGCAGGCGCGGTCGGCTCCTATCCGCATCCGTGGGCTGAATCTATGGGCATGAGCGCCATTGGCACGTATGGCCAAGGAAAGGGCGCAAGAGACACATGGGTATATATCGACGGAGACGGTGAGAAGCGCTTTACGCACGGCACACCGATTGCCGCGCCAATGTACAACGCGGCTGAGTATGGACGTGAAGTCATTACGGATGTAGCGAGGTGGACGTTAAGTGATTGACGTAGAAGCGGCTGTCTACAGCGCCGTTGTAGATCGCGTAATGGCTGAAAACGAGTTTGCGAAGGACGTAACCTTCGCGTCGGCCTATAACCCGCATCCTCCGCAGTTGCCGTTTGTAAGCATTGTCGAAACCGGCAACGCTACGAACAAGCGTTTTCAGGACAGCTCCGATTCGGAGTGCTTCGCGAACTTGCTTTATGAGGTTGACGTGTTCACAGACAGTCTGGCCGGAAAGAAGCAAGAGTGCAGAAGGATTGCCGATGCGGTGGACAAGGCATTCATTGCTTTGGGTTTTATCCGCTCGTCAACGAGCGTTACGCGAAATCGAAATTACAACTCCATTTACCAGATGACGCTTCGATACCGATGTGCTGTGGACGCAGACGGCGTTATCTATAGACGTTAATAAAGGGGGAAATGCTTATGGCGAAGGCTATTAGCACCTATCAGACTTACCTGATGATTAAGAAATCGGGTGAGACTTACGAAAAGCTGATCGACATTATCTCCTTCCCTGATCTGGGTCAGGCTCCGGAGACGATTGATACGACTACGCTTTCAGATCACATGCAGACCTTCATACCCGGCATTGAGGGTAATGACAACATGACCTTTGAGAGCAATTATACCAAGGAAGACTACGATTCCGTTCAGACGTTGAACGACGGTGCGGAGCATGATCTCGCCCTATTTTTTGGCGCGACGGGCAAGGGCACTGCGGCTGTCCCGGACGGTAGCAAGGGTAAGTTCGGTTTCAAGGGTTATATCCGCCCGCAGATTTCCGGCGGTGGCGTCAACGAGCGCGTTCAGATGAACGTCATCGTCACGCCGTCTACGCCGATTGAGCCGATTGCCTAAGTATTCTGTGTAAGACTGCGACTGTGAAAGAGAGGACGAAGAAGGACATGGCTAAGAGAATCAAGATTGAGTATGACGGCGTAAAGTATACCCTTGAATACAGCCGTAAGACCGTTCAGGCAATGGAAGAGGCGGGCTTTCGCATCGACGAGATGGATTCTATGCCCATGACAATGCTCCCTAAGCTGTTTTCCGGCGCATTCCTGATGCACCATAGCCGGGTAAAGCAGGAGCTGGTCAATGAGATTTTCGACGCGCAGAAGGGCAAGACAAAGCTCCTGCATGCCCTGACTGAATTGTATTTGGAACCGTTTAAGGCCATGTTTGGCGAAGATGGCGAAGATGAAGACGAAGACGAGGGAAACTTCGGCTGGGTGATGGAGTAAACGCGGCGGCCACACCCAAAAAGTCACCTCGAATGAGTGAATGCTTTGAAGAATGGTTTCCCTATTATTTGAGCATAGGCATGACCTATGACCAATATTGGAATCAGGACGGCATGTTAGTACGCGCCTACAGGAAAGCGGATGAGATTAGGCAGGAGAGAGCCAATACCGACGCTTGGCTGCTAGGCGCGTATTTTTATCAGGCGATGGGGTGTATCGCGCCGATGCTGGCCTTCGGGAGCCGTAATCCGAAAGCGGATCCTTACTTGGAAAAGCCGTTTGACCTCCGGCCGAGGCGGGATACCGAAAACGAGCAGGAGCTTGAAGCAAAGGTTGACGAAAGCTGCGAAATGTTCATGGCGATGTTTATGAAGCCGATCAACAAGAATCTAAAAAAGAAAGGGGAGATGGCCAATGGCTGACGAGCAGGTAAATGACGTAAGCATACGCATTACTGCTGAAATTGCGGAGGCCGAAACCAAAATTAAAAGCCTTGAACAGACGATCAGCAGAATCTCCCAGATCACGAAGTCTTTCGGCGTTTCCGGCTTTGTAGGCTCTATGAAAGAGCTTGCAAAGGGCTTGAGCGCCATTGATAAATCCAGCAACGGTAAGGGGATGCAGAACACCATCCGGCTTGTTGAGCAGCTTGGAGCCGCCGTCAATGACTTGACGGCCAGCATGAGCAAGCTGAACAATCAGGATGTATCCCGTTTTACCGCAAACCTCAAGGAATCCGTGAAAGCCGCCAAGGCTACGGTCAGCGGCGCGACAGGCGGTTCAGGGCGGTCGAGAAAGCCGGCAGACCCGGAGCTTGCGGCCATTCGCGAACGCACGGCAGAAGTGCGGAGAGAAAAAGCCAGGCTTCGGCTTGCCAAGGACGAAGAACGGCTCGCCGGGTTGCAGGCTCAGGAGGAAGCAAGGACTAGCTTTAAGCGGCAGTCGGATGAAGAAATCGCTGACATCATAGCGCGGTCGTATCAGAAAAGCCGTCGAGTGTCCGGGATCAAGGATTTCTCTTTCCGGGATGACGGCAAGGGCTTGTACGGCCGGCAGATGGAATCGGGCAGCCCGTCGGCATACATGACGGCCTACGATAAAGAGATGAAAGCCACGAAGGCCGCTCAAGAGCATGCTAAAGCGATTCGAGAGCAGATCAAGGCCATTCAGGATTTGAAGCGCGAGTACGTAACGCTTCCGAAGCTCCAAAAAGAAAAGGAATGGGGCTTTGCCGGTCAGGACAAGGGCGAGGAATGGCGCATGGAGCTTAAAGTCATGCGTGAATACATTGCCGAAAACCTGACGCTTCAAAAATTGCAGGCCAAGGAAGAGGCAATCCGCTCCGGCGCGTACTCTCAATCCGCAGAAGTGGATCAGGAATTGGCTAATCTGCGCGAAAAGGTTAAGCTCCTAGAGACACTTCCTAAACTGCGGGAAAAGGTCAAGCGCTTGGAGTTTGAAAACAGCTTTGGCGGCAAGGCAATGTCCGCTGTCAAGACTGTAGGTAGCGCTTTTTCAGGGGTTATAAACGTTCTCGGTAAAATCGGGAACGCTGTGCTGCCCATAGCCGGAAAAGTCGCGGGCGCGCTAAAGAGCGTCTTCCTCAGCGCGGTTTCTGTGATTAAGAGCGCCTTTAGCAGCATTGTCTCGGGCGTGAGCAAAATCCTTAGCAGCGTAGGAAGCAGCGTGCTGAAAATCGGGCAAGTCGTCGGTCAAGCGCTGATATACCCCTTTAAGAGTTTTGCAACGACTGTTATGAACGCCTACTCGGCGATTGGAAAGTTCTTCAAGCGGCTTGGTCGTTTGGCGGTGACGCGCACGTTCCGACAAATGGTAACGCAAATCAATAAGGGGCTCAAGGAAGGCATCACAAACCTTTATAACTTTGCTAAGGCTAGCGGATCGGCGTTTTCCAAGCAGATTGTCAGCAGCCTAAACAGCATGTCTACAGCGCTGCAACTGATCCGCAACAGCATTGGCGCGGCAGCGGCTCCGCTGATTAACATGTTCGTCCCTTATATTCAGGCGGCGACTAACGTAATTGTCCAGTTCCTCAACGCAATCAATCAACTGTTTGCAGCGCTCGGCGGCTCCGGCGTGTTTATTAAAGCCAAGAATCAAGCGACCGCGTTTGGCGCGGCAGCGTCCGGCGCAGGAAAAGCCGCAAAAGGTGCATTGGCCGATTTTGATGAGCTGAACGTCATCGCCAGTAAAAACAGCGGGGGCGGAGGCGGTAGTAGCGGGGCTATTAGTGGGATGTTCGAGGAATCCAGTATTGATTCTGATATCCTCGCGTTCACCAAGCAGATTCGCGACGCGATTAACGCTCAAGATTGGTCGGGACTTGGAAGCCTGCTGGCCGCTAAGGTCAACGGCATTATCGAGAAAGTCAACGCCTTTGAAATAGGTAACAATCTTGGCAAGAAACTCAGCGCGGGCATTGAGACCCTGGCGGCTTTTCTCAACAAGCTCGATGCCAGAAAAATCGGTGAAAAGATCTCGACGCTCGTCACTAATGGGCTGAACCAGATCAATTTCCATGCGCTCGGCGAGATCATCTCGCGAAAAGTGACGCTTCTCTTTGATACGTTCATTGGGTTCATCAATACGCCGGGATGGGGCGCGAGCATCGGAAGGGCGATCAACGGTACCGTGACTGGCGCATTGAACAGCTTTAATAACTGGTTTAAGGAAACCGACTGGGCGAAAATCGGGGAAGACCTCAAAACCGAGCTTTCAGGCTTGATTAACGCGACGAATGCCCGTGAGATTGTATCGGGCATCTTTAACACGCTGGGTGAAGCGGCAGTTGCCGCGACGCAAATGTTTACACCGTTTCTTTCGCAGATGTGGTCTGATCTTGTCGCGTACTTTAAGCCGTATATTGACGGCGCGGGCGGCAACATCATTCAAGGCGTGTATGACGGAATCGTAAACAGCACGGTTTTTAACGACATCCGTGTTTGGCTGGACACCAATATCGTACAGCCGTTTGATGATGCTTTTGAGGATGCCTTCGGTTTCAGGCCGATTGCCACGATCATGGCGGAGGGTAGAAACGCGCTCGTTTCCATCTTCGGACCCGTAATTACGTGGATTAAAGACCGCGTTAATGAAATCAAAGCGTACTTTGCGGAAAACGGCATTGACTGGGAAACCTTTGGCAATGATCCGATTGGTACGCTTGGCAAAATCCTCAGTGACCTGTTTACGTGGCTTACTACGAGCGTAGATAGCCCCTTGGTATGGCTCAAAGACTGGCTTAATAAATCGGATAACCCGGTTATTACGGCGGCGCAGACACTCGGTAGCGCCATTGGTCAGGGCGTTATCAGCGGCATCACAGGCGCGATTGCAGAGGGGTATACGTCGGTCACGACGGCGATTGCAAACCTTATTCCGGGTGTGAATATTGACACATCGGGCGGCTCCCGAAACGGGTTGAAATCGTGGTCTACAAAGACCGCGAACAAGATATCCGGGATTTTCAAAAACTTTGGTAATCCGGCTGGCCGGTCTTTTGCATCCGGCGGTTTCCCGGATGCTGGTCAGATGTTCCTCGCGCGCGAGGCAGGTCCTGAATTGGTCGGAACGGTCAACGGGCATACCGCCGTCGCGAACAATGACCAGATTGAAGCCGGTATCGAGCGCGCCGTGAGCCGTGCCATTGAACGCATGGTTTCTGCACAGCAGCAGCAGACCGAAGCTATGCGTAGACTGGCCAGCAAGGAATTTGTCGCCAGAGCCGAGCCCAGCGCCGCATGGGGGCGCATGCAGAGCCAGAGCGCGAGGATGTACGCAAGAACGACAGGGGGTTAAGGGATGGCTATCAACTACAAAATGGGGTTCTCCATTAACGGTGTTCCCATCCCTGATCCCTCTTCCTTCAAGGGCGCTCAAAGCGACTTGGACACGCTTGGCGAGCGTGACGCCAGCGGTGACATTCGCCGTAACAAAGTGGCGATGAAGTGCCACGTCAATCTGGAATGGAACGGCATTTTCTGGGAGACCATGAAGGAAATGGGCGGGCTTATGAATAAGGGCGACCGATTTCAGTTTACCTATCCAGATCCTATTGAGGGCGCGCAGACGATTATCGCGTACTGCGGCGACCGAAATTGGGAAGCCAAGAAGTGCGTTGACGCGAATAGAGAACGCTGGATCGGCGATTTCAAGGTCAACATCATCGAAATTTAGGAGGGGTAGGATGTACGCGGTAAGTGAGGCGTTCCATGAAGCGATTCGAGAAGATGAGCTCCAACTGCCCCTCCTTCTGTTTGACGAGGCGGTTGTAACGCCACGAGATATCAATATATCTTCCGGCGGCATCGGCTATCAGGCGAGCGTTAATGAGGGTGAGGATTTTGCACCGGGCGGGTGCTCGGCGGCGATGCTGTCCTTTGACCTCCTGAACGATGACAATACATGGACGGGATATGATTTCGGCGCTTTCAAGGCGTATCTTGGGGTTCGGACGAACGTCATTTACGAATCACCTAACTGCGTGTGTAGAATCGACACCGGGAGTTTTCGGATTCGCGGAAACGATAAAGCCCCGTTTCTCACGCTTAATGATGCCGCTGTAAGCGGTGTGACCGAGCAGGTAGAAGCGCTTGCGCTTCTCAATGATAAACTCTTGGTGTTTACGAAAAATCAAACGCTGAAGTTCACGCTTAAAAACGGAGAACTCACCGCCGGGGATTTCACGTTTTACGCGCCGCCGATTCATAAGGCGGCTATCGCGTGGAAGACGATGAACTACGGCGTATGCTTCGGGCATAAGGGCACACGCGGCACGGGCATCAAAGATGAAAACAATCTTATGGTTTTCACTCCGACGAGCACCGATATCTACGAAATGGTTCCGCTCGGCGTGTTTTACGCAGAAAAGCCGGTGTTTAACTCGCGAAAAACGCTGTCTATTGACGCCTATGACGCAATGAGCCTGTTCGATACCCAGTACAAAGAGGGGTCTATCGCTTTTCCTACGACCCTTCAAAACCTTGTAGGCCAAGTGTGTAAGGCCGTAGGCGTTACCCTTGGTTCTACGCAAATGGTGAACGGCGAAAGAACGGTTTCGTCTGCGCCGGAAGCCTTTGCCAAAGCTACGTATCGGGATATTCTGGGCTGGTGCGCGGAGCTTGGCGGTTGCTTTGCCCACATTAACCGAGACGGCGCGCTTGAATTAAAGTGGTTCAGTGACGCCGGGTATTCGCTGACGGCGCATGACTACAGCGAATATGATGTCGGGTATTATACAAGGGCGGGCGTGGACAGGCTCATCATCCGTGACAGCGCGGGAGATGACGTGATTGCCGGGTCTGGCGTGAACTCCCTGTACATCGTTGATAACCCGATTGCTGCGGTTATCACTTGATGGGAGGTGTGAAATCGTGGCATACACGGATGATCTTCTGGATCGGATGAAAAGCATGCCGAGCTATAAGCCCAGCTATGCAAACACATTCGGCGATTTCTCCCTTGACCCCGGAGATATCTTAAAAATCCAGACGGATGGCGGAGAAGAGCTATTGCCCGTGTTTAGCCAGCAAATGAGCTGGAACGGCTCGGCCAGAACTACGCTGTCTGCCAGCGGCAATAAGTCGCGTGAGGTTTTGCCTAAACAAGAGCGCGACGAATACGGCTATCGACAGGCTGTCGGCGGACAGATGCGCGGATTTGGGCAAAAACAAAAGGCTATGGAAGACCGCCTGTCCTATGCGGAAATCGATATTGACGAGGATAAAGCCCAGATACAGCTTATTACCGGGCGTGTCGATGGGGTGGAAGGACGCATCTCGTCAGCGGAGATCACGCTGAACGGCGCAGACGGGCAGATCGGCCTTGTCGGGCGCGTCGAAACAGCAGAAGGGGATATCAAGTCCGCAGAGGTCAAGATTGACGGCCTGAACAGCGAAATCGAGCTGAAAGCGGACAAGATCACGCTGGATGGATATGTAACGATGTCCAAATTTAACGCGGAAATTGCGGAAATCAAAATCACTGACAGCTCATACGTGACAACAGCAGCCTTGAATACTAAATCTTTGAGCGCCAACTATGCGGAGATTAGCAGTATCAATATCGGCGGGAAACAGGCGCGCTGGGAAAGCGTGACGGTCGTGACCGGCGTGACCAGAAAAAAACGGTATGCAATGGCTCCGTCAGGCACGACGAACATGGAGTTTTACGAGTGCGCCAGCGTAAGCACTGACACGTTCACTCTTTTGATGGCATAAGGAGGAAATTATGAAGATCAACATACTTTTGCGTAACGTTAATGCGGCGCTTGCCCGTGTCCATGTGCTTGGTGCGGACGCTGAATTGCTTGCGGGCGCGATGCGTTCAATCAATAATTGCGTTGATGCAATCGAAAAGGTTCAGAGGGAGGAAATCGAAAATGAAAATCACGACGAGCAAGGGCAAGACGTTTGATGTAAACTGGGCATTTGGCCCGACAAGCGCATCGGGAAGCCTGATGATTGAACTCGCCGATAACCGCCCTCTATCAGAAATCTCCGCGGACTTCGAAGGCAACGGCAAAATCGAAAAGACAGACAAGGCAAAACCCGGCGTAACCGAAGTCTACGAAGGATTTACTGAACTCACAATCATCCAGCGCAACAAAAACGGTAGCGTGTTAGTGAAGCTTGAAAAGCCCGCGTGACACGATAGGAGTGGATTAAATTGAAGATTAGGATTCCGACTAATGAAAACACCCCTAATGCCAGCGTAACTGACGCATGGTTTAACGATGTGCTAGAAGGACGCAAGCCATTCTGTGACATCCCGACGGGGTATAGGCGGCTGGTACGTAATAGAGCCGTAGACGCGGTTAAGGGAAATCAAATGGATGTACAAACCTACATGCGGCTGTTTGCGGGGTGATCTGAGATGTTTAAGATTGACGGATTGAACATCAGCTTGATTTCTGGCGACGACGGCGTTTTGGTCGTCGATATGGTGGATATCAAGCTCCTTGAGGGTGACTACGCAATACTGTCCATCAGGAAAATTTCGCAGTCAGGCAGTCGCGGAGATCTGCTGGCGCAAGCTATTGAAACCGCAGACTTAGAAAACAATCGCTTTCTGTGGTCGTTCCTACACGCGGACACGGTGGAATACCCTGACGGAACCTATAAATGGCAAGTAGAGTTCGTGCTCGCAGACGAGCATCGGATTCTGGAACCCGGAGATTTTAAGGTAGCAAAGGCGGTGAGCCAAGAATGAGCGATGAAAAACGTGTAGCGACGGCTGAGATTCTAAACACTTCTGTCCACGTGTCTGCAAAACTTAATGACCGCTATCAAGGTCCTCCGGGTCCTCCCGGCAAGGACGGAAGTATGCGCTTTGAAGACTTGACCGAGGCCCAAATCGAACAGCTTCGGGGTCCTCAAGGTCTTACTGGTAAAACGCCGCAGATGACGGTACAGGTGGAAACGGGTGAACCGGGAACAGAGGCCAGTGTCATACAGAGCGGTACCGCAGAAGCGCCGGTAATCGCATTGACGATCCCGCGTGGCAGCACAGGCGCAACCCCTCAGATCACGGTGCAGGTCAAGACCGGCGAGCCGGGCACGGCGGCGAGCGTCAAGCAGACCGGCACGGTGGAGGCACCGGTGATCGAGCTGACGATTCCGCGCGGCGACACAGGGAACATCGGGAGCCTGACGATCAACGGCAAGACCCCGGACAGCGCGGGAAAAGTCGAGCTGACAGCAGCGGACGTTGGGGCGCGTGCTGACGACTGGATGCCGACGGCTGCGGATGTTGGAGCGCTCTCCGGCACGGACGCGACGCTAACGCAGGCGGGAGAGGCTGCGGACGCGGAAAAGACCGGAACAGAACTTAGTCAGCTAAAAACCAATGTTAATACTAAAGTGAATCAGTCCGATGTGCTAACACTGGAAGAAATACAAGCAAGTTCAGATCTAACGAATAAAGTAGCTGGGGCGGAAGCTGTCAAAACTATTAAGTCCGACGTTTGGTCGCTGAAACAAGGTGGCTTTTATACCGAAAAAAATAAAGGCAATACAGTGCCTGCTGACTATGGTGGTTTTATCCGTATTACCGGTAGCAGTTGGCTGGGAAGTTTTGTTAGCGATACCTACTATTTGGGCGTTGCTTCTGATGGCACAGCATATTCGGGAACACAGATAAATGGCAATAAACAAGTCACTTGGAAGGCTCTATAAGTGGGGTAATGTATGATTAAAATAAAATTTAATGGCGCAGATGAACTTCTGGATGTTGGTTTTACGCGCATTAACGATCATGTTATTGAGCTTGACGGTATTGCCGACGCTCCAACAACAGGCTTTACGACGTGGCGCATGGACGGCGTGACCCAGCTCGGCGATTTCAGCGGCCACACAACCATTTATCGCGTGCTCGATAATGCGGTGCAGCTCTCCGACGACGGCAGCGTGTACGTCGAGCCGGAAGTGCCGGAACCGGGAGAGCCACAACCGACGCAGGAAGAACGCATCAAGACGCTTGAAAACCAGAACGAAACCCTGCTGCAATGCATCCTCGAAATGAGCGAGATTGTGTATGCTTAACATTTTTGGACGGCTCATTATAATGAGCGGAAAGGAAGAAGATATGATGGCTATGTTATGGGCACAGCAGATTATGCTTGGTAAGAAGACCTACGCGCAGGTTCCACGCTTGCTGAAAGATAAGGTCAAAGAAGTCCTGATCGACAGCGGTTGCGAAGACCTCGTGACGGAGTGACGCAATGAGGCTACTTTGAACTTGAGTTAAACGAGGGAGAGAGCGTGATGCGTGATATCATTCTGTCGTTTGATCGTTTTGGCGATCAAGCGCTGCTGCTTGGGCGCGTCAGCGAAAATCGCGCGACGCGGGTACTGATCGACATAAAAAGCATATTGAGCCAATATCCGGATGCTATTGCGTCGATCACGGTCAAGCCGCCTGTCGGGGCGGAGTATCCGGCGGCGGTGAAGCAAGAGGACGGTATCCTGACGTGGGAGATCACGAGCGCGGATATCGGCAATAAATCCGGAAGAGGGCAAGCCCAAATCACAATCCAAGACGCGGATGGCACGGTCGTCAAGACCGCGATTGCCTGTACGCGAATCGGCGAGTCTCTTGGCAACGCAACCGCCCCTGCACCTGATCCGGTTGAGACATGGATCGATAAAGCAACTGGCACGCTGGCTGACGTTGAGCGGGCGGGGAACGCCGCGCAAGCAGTCGCAAATGAAGTACAGCGGCGGTTGGACAACGGCGACTTTGTAGGGCCGGGCGACAAAGGCGAGCCGGGGCGCGACGGCGCGAAGGGCGACAAGGGCGACCCCGGCAGGGATGGAAGCCCGGGCGCGACGGGCGCAACGCCAAGGTTTACCGTCACGGCTGTGACGGGCGAGGCCGGGACGGCGGCGAGCGTTACGCAGAGCGGCACGGCGGAAAACCCGATGGTGGAATTTACGATTCCGCAGGGGGTGAAGGGCGACCCGGGCGCGACGGGCGAGAAAGGCGAAAAGGGCGACCCGGGAAAAGACGCGCCGCAGGAAGCTGTGCTGTATACGGCGCAGACGCTTGATGATGCGCAAAAGGCGCAGGCAAGGGAGAACATCGGCGCGGTAGATGCAGCCCGGCAGAACATCCTTGTGGGCACGGAAACGGGCAACCCGATTGCCCTTGATGATGCCTTTGCCGCGCCGCTGCGCGGTCTGACCGTGTACGGCAAGAGCACGCAGGACGGCACGCCAACGCCGGATGCCCCTGTGCCTATCGTGAGCGCTGGTGACAGCGGGAGCGTTGCGGTGAAGGTGACAGGAGCAAACATGCTAGATGGCACTAAACCCGGTGTGCAATCTACCGTATACGGAATAACTTACACTGTAGATGAAAATGGTGTTTTAATTACTGGTACGGCTACCAACGATTTTACAATACTCCTACACGATGATAATAAATACCGTTTAACTCGTGGTATTTACTACTTAACGACTAGTGGACTAAGCCCTTCTGTTGTGCTCAACTTCTATTACGTCGGGAAATTTTCCTCTGATGTGCAAAACCGGCAAGTAACGCTTACCAGAGACTCGGAGTTTTCACTCCGTCTACAAATCATAAAAGGTGCAACATTAAATACCACTGTTCAAGTGTCTTTAACGAGAAATAAAATCACCACTTATGCACCCTACAGCGAACAGCTCCTTACACTCCTCACACCCAATGGCTTGCCTGGCATCACTGTCACCTCTGGTGGCAACTACACTGACCAAAACGGCCAGCAGTGGGTGTGCGACGAGGTGGACTTGGAAAGAGGGGTGAAGGTGCAGAGGGTTGATAAAACGGCTTTCGACACCACAAAAACGTTGGCTGAACAAAATGCAATTCTCGCCACCCCAATTGAGACTCCGCTCACCCCTGCTGAAATTGCCGCTTACAAAGCCCTCACCGCTTACGCGCCCGACACCGTGGTGCAAGCGAGCGACGGCGCGGGGCTGAAACTGGACTATCAAAGAGACGTAAACATCGTGATCAAAAATCTTGA